TTAGGGGTCCACAAAACACAAACTCGCTTTAAAGGAGCTACAATCATGGGTAACCTTAACACCTACAAGTATGGTGCGTCTGATCTTCCTGCACTCATGGAACGCATAAATAAACATAGTATTGGTATGGAACAATACTTTGATAAACTGTTTACTCTACAAGAAACACAATCAAATTATCCACCGTACAATTTAATTCAAGTCAGTAGCACAGAGTCGCTCCTTGAGTTAGCACTAGCAGGATTTAAAAAAGAAGATGTCAAAGTCTACACACAAGACGGAAAACTCTTTGTCGAAGGAAATCAACAAGAAGACAAAGAGTCAAGCCAAAACTACGTCCATAGAGGACTGGCTCAAAGATCTTTCACCAGAACTTGGAGCCTCTCAGATGAAACGGAAGTTAGATCAGTTGAATTTGAGAATGGGTTGTTAACTGTTGTTCTTGGTAGGATTATACCAGATCATCATCAAAAGAAATTTTGGTTTGGAAATACTGACTGAATTTAGATGTGGTTGATACAAAAGTGTATCACTGTGATACACTAATTTCTAAATAATTTTGTACTTGTTTAGGAGGTATCAATGAACTTCACCACAACTGCCATGGCAGCTGGGACTCTAATGACTATTTTTATTGGAGCTCCCCTTATTACATTTTTTTCTTAGAATATGGAAATTTTAGCAACCCTAGCAATTCTTGGAGCAGCAATGGGTGGTGCATTTGCTCTGACACCTAAAAAATAAATACTAAATACAACTGAATATCGTCGCTGCTGGGAGACCTCTGGCAAAATCCAGAGGATCTCCCCATTTTTTTAGGAGTTATTATGGAAAATTTAAAAGTATTGATTATTGACGGACTTACCATCCTTGCACAAATTGATGAAGTTTCAGGTGAACTTGGATCTCCTGATTGTAAACTAACTGAACCCATGGTCTTGGGTGAGCAGGATACAATGTCACCCTGGTTAGTTGGTGTAACATCACAGAATACCTTTATGATTCATTCAGATAAGATCTTGACTATTGTGGATCCTAATAGTAAACTGAAAGAGAGGTATGAGAGTCTGGTGAAGGGATGAGGTTTTATACTAACATCCAGATGGTTGGTAACAACTTTTTGGTTCGTGAATATGAGAATGGACAAAGAAAAATCTACAGAGAAGAATACCAACCAACTCTTTATGTTAAGTCAAAGAAAGAATCTAAATGGAAAACTCTTGATGGTGATTGTGTAGAACCTATTCAACCAGGAACTATTAGGGATTGTAGAGAATTTTATAAAAAGTATGATGGTGTAGATGGATTTCCAATCTATGGAAATGAAAGATATCTGTATCAATACATTTCAGACAAATATTCAGAGGATGAGATTCAATTTGATATCTCAAAGATTTCTCTGGTAACTATGGATATTGAGGTTCAGGCAGAGAGGGGATTCCCTGATCCTGAATCTTGTTCTGAGGAGATGCTTACTATCTCTATTCAAGATTACACAACTAAAGAAATCACAACCTGGGGAAGAAAACCTTATACTCCTACACAAAAGAATGTGACCTATCACCACTATAGTGATGAGGTTGCAATGCTCAATGCATTCCTCTACTGGTGGACCCAGAACACCCCTGATGTAATTACAGGATGGAATGTTAGGTTGTATGATATTCCCTACCTGTGTGGCAGGATCAGTAGGATTATGGGTGAGAAGAAGATGAAACTTCTATCTCCTTGGGGTCTGGTGACTAGAGATGAAGCATGGATTTCTGGTAGAAAGTTTAATGTATTTGATGTTGCTGGACTTACTACATTAGATTACCTTGAACTTTATAAGAAGTTTACGTACAAAGCACAAGAGTCCTACAGACTGGATTATATTGCTCAAGTAGAACTGGGTCAGAAGAAACTAGATCACAGTGAGTTTGAAACCTTCAAAGATTTTTATAGAGGAAACTGGAAGAAGTTTGTAGACTACAACATTATTGACGTGGAACTTGTTGACCGTTTGGAAGACAAGATGAAACTAATTGAACTTGCCCTGACTATGGCATACACAGCAAAGGTTAACTATGTTGATGTGATGTATCAGGTAAGGATGTGGGATACAATAATTTATAACTATTTAAAGAAGAGGAACATTGTTATTCCTCCTAAAGATAGGACAGACAAGGATTCAAAGTTTGCTGGTGCTTATGTTAAAGAACCTAAACCAGGAAAATATGATTGGGTGGTTAGTTTTGACCTCAACAGTCTGTATCCTCATCTCATTATGCAATATAATATTTCCCCAGAGACCCTTGTTGATGAGAAACATCCCAGCACTACAGTTGATAGAATACTTGAGGAAGAATTAACTTTTGAGATGTATAAGGACTATGCAGTTTGTGCTAATGGTGCAATGTATAGAAAAGATGTGAAAGGATTTCTTCCTGAGTTGATGGAAAAGATGTACGCAGAGAGGGTCATCTTTAAGAAAAGAATGCTCCAAGCAAAACAAGAGTATGAAAAGACTCCAACTAAAGCACTTGAAAAAGAGATTGCCAGGTGCAACAACATTCAAATGGCTAAGAAGATCTCTCTTAATAGTGCTTATGGCGCTATCGGTAATCAGTATTTTAGGTACTACAAACTTGCCAATGCAGAAGCTATTACACTCTCAGGACAAGTGTCCATCAGATGGATAGAAAATCATGTTAATGATTATCTAAATAATTTATTAAAAACTAAAAAAGTAGATTATGTCATTGCATCTGACACTGACTCAATCTATATTGATTTTGGACCTCTTGTTAATAAATTTTTTGGTAATATTATTGACAATAAGACTAAACTTGTGGAGGTCATTGACAAGATCTGCCAAGATAAACTGGAACCGTTTATTGAGAATTCTTATCAGAAACTTGCGACGTATGTGAATGCATATGATCAAAAGATGCAGATGAAGCGTGAGAATATTGCTGATCGTGGAATTTGGACTGCTAAGAAGAGATACATTCTCAATGTATGGGATAGTGAAGGTGTTAGGTATGAAGAACCTAAGTTAAAAATCATGGGCATTGAGGCAGTTAAATCATCAACTCCTGCACCTTGTAGGAAGATGATTAAGGATGCTCTCAACCTTATGATGGGTGGTACAGAGGATGAAGTCATTGACTTTATTGATGATGCTAGAGCAAAGTTTAAGAAAATGCCACCTGAGGATATTTCTTTCCCTAGAACTGTTAGTGATGTCAACAAGCATAAAAGTCATTCAACCATATATGCAAAAGGAACACCTATTCATGTGAGGGGTGCATTACTATATAATTATTATGTGAAAGAAAACAAACTAGACAATAAGTATTCTCTTATTAATAATGGAGAAAAGATTAAGTTTGTTTATCTAAAAAAAGCAAATCCAATCAGAGAGAATGTAATTTCTTTTATCTCCGACTTCCCCTTGGAACTTGGTATTGACAAGTACATTGACTATGACTTACAATTTGAGAAAGCATTTCTTGATCCTGTTAAGGTCATTCTTGACGCTATTGGTTGGAATGTAGAAAAAACTGTAAACCTTGAACTATTTTTTGGATAATGGATCTTCCTATTAATGATGAAGAACTTGCTATGATTGTTAATTCTATTAATCCTGATAGTGAACTCTTTGAAAAATTGAATATAATTATGGAGATTCGTCAGGATAATCCTGGTGGACCATACAAAAAGATTGCTCGTGAAAAATTTGGGTTTGTTATTTAATGGATTTTTTAAAAGATATTGTAAAAGAGATTGGAGATGACTATACCAAACTCGCAAAAGATATTGATGACACTGAGTCATATGTGGACACAGGTTCGTACATCTTTAATGGGCTTTGTTCAGGTAGTATATTTGGTGGCGTATCTGGGAATAAGATTACTGCCATTGCTGGGGAGTCTAGCACTGGCAAAACTTTCTTCAGCCTCGCTGTCGTTCAAAATTTCCTTGATGCTAACCCTGATGGGTATTGCCTCTATTTTGATACTGAAGCAGCAGTTAATAGATCTCTTTTGGAAAGTAGAGGATTACCTCTTGATCGCTTGGTAGTGGTTAATGTTGTAACCATTGAAGAGTTTAGAACTAAGGCATTGAAAGCAGTAGATCTTTACATGAAAGCACCTGCAGAAGATCGCAAACCTTGTATGTTTGTTCTAGATTCTCTTGGTATGCTTTCTACTGAGAAGGAAATTCGTGATGCTTTAGATGATAAGCAAGTCAGAGACATGACCAAATCTCAACTTGTCAAGGGAGCATTTCGTATGCTCACGCTCAAACTTGGTCAAGCAAACATTCCTATGATTGTCACCAATCACACCTACGATGTTATCGGTTCTTATGTCCCTACAAAGGAAATGGGAGGAGGCAGCGGTCTCAAGTATGCAGCAAGTACAATCATCTATCTCAGCAAGAAGAAAGAGAAGGATGGAACAGAAGTCATTGGAAACCTTATCAAGGCTAAGACTCACAAGTCGCGTTTAAGTAAGGAGAACAAAGATGTTACCATACGTTTGTATTACGATGAGCGTGGTCTTGATAGATATTTTGGTCTTCTTGAGTTGGGTGAACTGGGAGGTCTCTGGAAAAATGTTGCAGGTCGTTATGAGATAGATGGCAAGAAAGTTTATGCCAAGGCAATCTATAAAGACCCAGAAGCATACTTTACTCCAGAAGTAATGGAGAAACTTGATGAGATTGCAAAGGAGGAGTTTTCTTACGGTCTATGAATATATTAGATTACTGTCTCAAAATTGATAATGTAGTTCCAGATGAAATTTGTGATGAATATATTAGGTTATTTGAAGATAGCGATAAAAAACAAAGATTAGACAGGGGAGGATATCCTAATTGGACTAATCTTTTTATTGGCACTCATCATAAGGTAGCAGAGAAAAAAATCCTTAGTCTATCTCAAACCATTGCACTTAAATACCAAGAGTATTTGGGTGAGTATGGTAAACACTTTAATACAAATACCTTTACATTTGAAGGATCTAATATTAAAAGATATATTGGTGGATCAACAGATAAGTATGATACACATGCTGATGTGGCAAGTTATGATACATCACTCAGATATGTTGCTTTTATATATTATTTGAATGATGATTTTGAAGGAGGTGAAACAGTATTCTATCCTGATGTAAGCATCAAACCAAAGAAGGGTTCAGTTCTTTTGTTTCCCCCTTATTGGATGTTTCCCCACAGAGGCAATCCAGTGATAAAGGGTAAAAAGTATATTTTGTCAACTTATTGTTTGTGGTCACCTGATGAACAAAATTGAATTTTTGGTTCTTAGGAACCTTTTACATAATGAAGAGTATCTTAGGAAAGTAATTCCTTTTATTAAATCAGATTATTTTCAAGACCATAATCAAAAGATTGTCTTTGAGGAGATTGTATCTTTTGTTTCTGAGTATAATGAAGTTCCCTCAAAGGAAGTCTTAAGTATTGAGATTGAAAAGAGAAAAGATATTAATGATACTTCTTATACTGAGATATCTAAACTTATTAGTTATCTTGATGCTGAACCAGCAGAGAAAGGGTGGTTAGAAGACACAACTGAGAAGTGGTGTAAAGAACGTGCTATCTACTTGGCACTTATGGAATCAATTGCAATTGCTGATGGGCAAGATGAAAAGAAGCAACCTGATGCTATACCCTCAATTCTTTCTGATGCTCTTGCTGTAAGTTTTGACAATCATGTAGGACATGATTATCTAGAGGACTATGCAGAAAGGTTTGAACTATATAACAAAAAAGAAGAAAGGATTGCATTTGACCTTGAATTTCTCAACAAAATTACAAAGGGTGGCCTTCCAAACAAAACACTTAATATTGCTCTCGCTGGCACTGGTGTTGGTAAGTCTTTGTTTATGTGTCATGTCGCAAGCAGTGTGTTACTCCAAGGCAAGAATGTATTATACATCACGCTTGAGATGTCTGAGGAAAGAATTGCAGAAAGAATTGATGCTAATCTTTTGAATGTAAACATCCAAGAGATTGCTGACTTACCAAAGCAAATGTTTGAAAATAAAGTGACAAACATTGCAGAAAAAACTCAAGGTACTCTTATAATTAAAGAGTATCCAACTGCAAGTGCTCACAGTGGTCACTTTACATCACTTCTTAATGAACTTGCACTTAAGAAATCATTTAGACCTGATATTATTTTCATTGATTACCTTAATAT